CACATTTATTACTGCAACTGATATTTCAGCAAGTGGTAACGTAAGTGCAACAGGTAATGTATATGCTGGCAACGTAAGTGCTACTGGTAATGTATATGGCACTATGGTTGGTGATTTATACGGTAACGTATTTGCTACTAACGTAAGTGCAACTGGTGCTGTTAGTGCTGCTGGTAATATTACTGCTGGTACTGCATTCTTTGCTGATGCTGCTGCTAATATTGTTGTTGTTGGTAATACAACAGTAACAACAGGCGCTACATTTGCTGTTAATGCTACTGACTCGATGTTAATTCCAGTTGGTAACACAGCTCAACGTCCAGTTACTGCTGCCGTTGGTATGTTACGTTACAACAGCACAACATCAAGTTGTGAAGTTTGGAACGGCGCAGCATGGGTAGCTGTTGGTGGATCTGCATACACTGTTATTGCTAATGATTCATTCACAGGTGACGGTACTACTACACAGTTTACTTTAGGTTCAAGTCAGACAACATTAAGCTGTATTGTTACTATCAATGGTGTGGTACAAGCTCCAACAACAGCATACGCTGTAAGCGGAACTTACCCAACTTGTGTATTGACATTTACTGAAGCTCCAATGGTTGCTGATATAATTGAAGTACGTGAAATCACTACTACAACTACTGTAACTGCTATTAGTAACTCAACTGGTAGTTCTGTTGTTTCTGTACAAGAAACAAGAGGCGAAGTTGATATTACTGGTAACTTAGTTGCTCAGCTTAATGCTGCTGCTCCTAGCTTATCAACTAACTCAACTATGTCATTCCAGTTAGTTAATAATACAACTTTAGCTGTAATAGTACGTGGTACAGATGGTACAACAAGAACTGCAACTTTAACATTAGCTTAATTGCTAGTTAATTAGTGTAGTAATTCATAATAGGGCCCTAGTGGCCCTATTATGTTGATTGAACAATCATAGCCACAATTAAACTAAATAATGTTAATATTTTAGGAAATAATAATGGGACTAACCCGAATTCGAGCTGGTCAGATATCAAATATCGACTATAAGCAATCAGTTAGAGTTAATTCAACTGTAAATGTTGGATTAACAAATGGTACACCAAATACAGTTGATGGAGTAAGTCTTGTAGCAGGTGATAGGATTTTAGTAACTGGGCAGTCAACTGCCAGTCAAAATGGACTTTATGATGTAACCATAGTTGGATCTGGCAGCAACGGCACTTGGGTACGCACAAGCGATGCTAACGCTACTGGTGAAATTGCAGCTGGTATGATTGTAATGGTAACTGAAGGTACGCTTTGGGCAGATACTTCTTGGAAATTGGTGACAAATGACCCTATAGTTGTTGGTACTACTGGACTACAATTTTTATTAAATACTGGCAATAGCATCAGCGTTATCAACGCAAATGGTACTCCAGTAATAGCCAGCGGTGTTAGCTCAACAGTTAATTTTACTTCCGGTAATAATTTATTAATAACTGGCAATAATACATCAGAAACTATTACTTTTGCAGTTTCAAATAATCCAAGTTTTACTGGAAACATTGTCGGAGCATCATTTACCACAACTGGAACGGGCGGTAATATAACCGGCGCAAATGTTGTGCTGGCCAACGTAGTCAGTGCAACAGGCAATGTATATGCGGGTAATATTATTACAACTGGGGCAATTACATCAGGCACATTTTCTGGAAATTTGGTTCCATCAGTTGATAATGCTTATATTTTAGGCAATGCTACTAATCGTTGGGCTAATTTATGGCTGGGACCAGGTACACTTTATATCACTGATTCTGCCAATGTTGCCAATGTAGCTGAATTAACTGTTAAAAATGGTATACTGCAAGTTAACGGTGCTACTGGTCTTACTGCTAACTTGATATCTGGTAACAGCACAATAACTTTAGCCAATTCAGGAAATATCACATTAAACGCTGCTGGATCAGGAAATACAATGGTTGTTAGCTCATTCGGAACAGCAATTCAGGGCAACTTATCAGTATCGGGTAATGTTACAGCAGCTGGCGCTAATACACAAGTACAATTTAACAACAGCGGTAACTTAGCTGCTACATCGGCATTTACATTTAATACTGTTGGCAATGTATTAAGCGTAACTGGTAACGTGGCAGCTGCCAATGTAAGTGCAAGCGGAAATGTGTATATCGCCGGTGACTTATCAGTAGCAGGAAATATTAACTTTGTTCCCGGGACCTATGGAAGTTTTGCTAACATTACCGCCATAACGGCATCGGCTGATAATACCGCTTATCCTATATTATTATCAACAGCACTTGCCAATTCTGGTGTTTCGTTAGGTAGTGGCACAAGTAACAGTAGAGTAATAATCAGCAAAGCTGGCACCTACAGAGTACAATACGATGTTGGGTATACAGTAAGTGGAGGCACGCCTGTGGGATATTTCTGGTTAAGGAAAAATGGAGCAGATATTCCCTATAGTCAGACCAGCGTTGCAGGCACAAATAACACAATTATACAACTTACTGGAGATTTTATTGTTACAGCAGCAGCAAATGACTATATTGAACTGTATTGGGCAACAGCTAATCACAATCAAGCTTCATTAGCATACACAGCGGCTCAAACTACTCCATTTGCTATGCCAGCCAGTCCATCAGTAATTGTGACAGTAACACCAGTAAGCGTATATTAGAGGAATTTATGGAAGCAAGATATAGACAAGATTATTCAGGTGAATTTGTAATCACTCATTCAAAATGGGCTGGTGGCAAAAAACAAGAAACACGCGAGTGGATTGAAAATCCCATTGATAACCAACACTTGTCAGGTCGTGCGGCTGTTATAGGCAGCAGTGATGATAGAGATAGATTTGATTATCGAAGATTGGAAAAACATCGTGGCGGACTGCTAAGTAGTTTGAAATTACAAACGTATGGTACTGCTAAAATTGCACTCGAAATGCGCTTAGATTTTGCAGTTGATATTGACTTTGACAATTTACAACCGTTAATTGATAACAAATACGTAGAAAACAATATTGTGTACACTAGTTCTAAAAATTGTATACGAAATCCTGGTGAATTTTATTTAATTCCATTAAATCCACACCTATGTACTGAAGTATTGCCAATTTATCTAGCAGCGTTTGATGGACATACAGAAATTTATTTACATGGGTATAGTAAAGAAAGTCCAATTCTACATCAAAGTTGGATAATACAAGTTACTAATATTATAAATGCATATTCAAATATTAAATTTTTTATTGTAGGTAACGAATTTAATATGCCTGATGAATGGTTAGAATGTAGCAATACCAAAGTAATGGATTTTAGAGATTTTATAACTTATTGCGATGTTTGAAGTTGTTGTTGTATAACTGCTATTTTTTCACGTACTGCTTCAAAATTTATTGTTGACCACAATCCCGGATGTAATGGTTTAGGCCAAGTGCCTGAATCAATCCAAGCATATCCCAAATGCTCATTATTGAGTGTAGGTTTGAATTCATCAAACACCACACAAAAAAATGTATTGTAAACAAATCCATTATCAGCTGATGTAAATTTCTCTAACGGCATAAGTTTAATATAATCTGGCATGCCACCTAATTCTTCTTCACATTCTCGAACCATTGCAGCCATAATGCTTTCCCCTGATTCGATTTTACCTCCCGCCAAACCCCATGAGTCAGGATGCTTAGAATCATTCCTAAGCAAGTATAGATAACGATTTGTTGTTTGACTATAAAACCAAACGCCCACTGCTGAAATTGTATTATTCATTAAATGATAAGAGCCCATTGCCCACCTGGATATAGGCCTTGGAATGATTTAATCCAGTTATAACCGGTCCATTTGTACTGTATTTCTGTAACAATATTAGTAACATATTGTGTATTTACAACAGAAGAATCAGAGTTAAAAGAAATTATCCAACGACTTCCGTCATATTCTATAATATCATTAACATGTGCAACTAAAATCTCCCCTGCTGTTCCGGCCCATGCTTGTGCATATCCATTGTCACTGCCTGTAGATTCTGTTAACAAATAACGTTGTCCTATAGTAGCAACAGGTAATCCCTCGCCGGGCCCACTAACTAAAGGATTGATAACTGAATTAACTGGCGACATGGTATTAGACGGAATTGAATCTTCCATTACTGAAAATAATAAAAATTGGTCATTTGTTGGATCATAACTTACTGTTCCGTAAACCTGGCTACCATCTTCTTGAGTTAATGCTATTAGACTAATACCCGGACGTAATGTTCCATACATATTAACAACTGGTGTCCACAAAATATCGCTAGGTTCTACAGCATTTGGCGGAGGCAGTTGATTATTATTTTCGTCGACTACAGCTGAACGTGCTAAAATTTGTAATTTATTGCCAATTAATACAACTTGATATCCATATGGGGTAATATACTGTCGAGTGCCTAATAATAAATCATTATTAGCAATCGCATTAACTAAATCTCCCGATCCGTCGTAAATAGATGCAATGATAGTTTCCACTACTCCTAATTTTTTAACTTTAGCAGGTAATGATAGCCAAACTGGCAGAGCAAATTTGATAGTAGAAATGTCGATTGGATCTTCTGAGCCCATTGGAATTGATTTACTACTCCATCCTGTGCTAACCAATTCTACAATACTTAAACTAGTCCAATCTAAAAAATTGTCTGTATTTTGTATTTCTAAACTGGGATTAAACAATGGTAAAATTTGCTCAAGTAATTGCATTTTTTGATTGGTATTAGATGTCCAAATATCTAAATTAATTGACAATTTATACGGGGCTGGCATATAACGCTCAACCATAAACGCATTGCCTTGCGTAGTTTCATAAGTTCTTGTATTTTGATCGTATTCTCTTTGTCGAATAGATTTGTTATCAACATACGTGGGATTTTGCATACGTGGTCGATCAAAATCTAATCCAGTTATATAAAATGTCATTAATGGTGTTGACGGCATATTACTGGCGCTATTTTCTTGCAAAATGGTTTGAACTTGACGAGTACTATCTCCATATCTTACCGGCACACGATATAATGTATCGCCTGTACCAGGTGCGCCAGCTTCGTTACGCCCAAATTCTACTTGGAATCCGGAAAACATACGAGCGAATTGTGTTAGGTAACGGCGCAATTGTCCGTCATAGAAATAACTTTGCATTATCGTCCTGGGGGTCTTGGGTTAGGTGGTAAATTTCCACCTTCGTTACCATTATCAGCTTGCGGTTTAAGCAGCTCAGATAATGATTGACGCGATGGTATATTGCCTTGATCACTAGTTGATACAGTATATGGATTATTAACAAAAGAACTACGTTGTGTAAGATTTTGTGTGCCCCAATCTAATGGAGTACGTACATCGTCACTGATGGCAATCCAATTACTACCGTTGAAACGAAACAGCCTATTAGGGAAATAATCTAATCGCAAGCAATAGTCGCCAGATGCAGGCCCAAGCGGAAAACTAACACCGGGCGTAACTGGTAATCCGTTCGGAGCTAATTTATCTCCAGTTAAGTATCCCATAGTCCACCCGAAACTTTTTGGACTAGTACCTTCTCCTGACTGTGCTCCGTCGACAGTTGGACTTGTTTGATCAGTAAATAATCCCTCGTTTGATGGCTGTTCGCTAGGTGTAGTTGGCAATATATAAAATGATACATTGTCGTAACCTGATAACGGAACATCAACATTGGCCTGTACAACTAATGCATCATTAATAGCTAAATCTTTTTTACGGGTCGAATTAACATCCCCTATAGTAGTGGGATTTTCAATCAATCCCCAATATGCAGGATCATTTATATCAGTTCCGGGAGGAACATTTTTAGTGGCTTCATAAAATTTACCACCGTCATTCACTACCATACCCTGCGGATAAAAGTTTCCATTATCCCAAATGTTATCTGGCATTAAAGGCTGATTGGTAATTTGTTGATATTCCTGTGCATTAACCATAGGAGTAGCTTTAACACGCCATAAATGTGGCAACCAAGTTTGACTAAATCCCTCAGCAGCATAAGCAGCGTCTTGTATTACGTAGTATTTAGGCAAAGCTCTTGTAATATTTTGATTTAGTGGATAATAGTCCTTCATATTAGGTAATTCCAAAACATCGCCTGTCATCAATTTACGTCCATATGTATCAATCATATCATTGTAATGAAACGTAATGTATAGTGTATCGTTGTTTAAAAACAACCCAAATTGTGTTAAATCAAAGTTAATATCTTGATGCGTATAAACTCCACGCATGATATAAATGTTTGGGTCATAAGAACGATCTCTGTTTTCTAATAATAGCAAATCTTCGATGAAAAGAGGATTTTCTGAATTATAAACAGGCAGTGTGGCATTGGCATTACCGGGATTATCTGTAGTATCTACTATTGGTCCCATGTATTTGTGAACAAATATATCGAGACCGCCAACAGTGTACTTTTCGGAAATTATACGATCCAAAAATTGATAATCATTAGTTCTATTAGGCCTATAAAGTGACAGTCTTGGCATAGTCTAGTATTTAGTTAATTTATGGTTGACTATTAAATACATTCGATATATAATTGCAACATGGATCAAATAAACACTTTCAATTACGGACTGCATGATATAGTAGATCGTTTATCAAAAGCAGAAAAACAGATAGTAACCTCTGTTAAAAACAAGAGATCTATTCGTGATCTGCAAAAAATGGTAAGGAATATTGATTCAATGGTAACTGAAATTAGTCGAGAATCAGTAGAATGCAGACGCCTTAATAAAGAAACTGCGCGATATAAAGATTTAATAGACTCAGCAGTACTTTTATTAGATAACTTAGAACAGTACATAACTTTGGCACTGTTATTAGGTTGACATTTTTTAACTTAACACATATACTGTAGATACTATGACAAAAACACAACCTGTAATTAAACGTTTGACACCAAAAGGTGAAGATGCTAAATTTCTTGGTCCAGAACCAGAATGGAAAATCCAGCCAGAAGATGACTTTCGTATTGGTGCGTTAACCAAAGCATTTAATTGGTATAACTATTCCTATGGTAAAAAAGAAGCTAGAGATTTGATTATTCAATATTTTGAATTAAATCAAAAACCTAAAGAAGCAAAAATAATGCGAGGCATTCCTGACAGTCGTGTTACACCTACTACTGGATGGATTTGCAGAATGACTGTATTAGGGCTTGTTCTCAAAGAACATGAACAATCTGTTTTAGATGAACATTTGTCAGTATTGCTAGCCGGTAAACAAATAGAAGAAAAAGCTCCAGTTTCCTCAGAAGAAACTGCTCGACAAAAACTTACAATTCAAGACCATTTGAAGGAAAAAGCGTCTGAATGTGCAGGCGAATTAGAAGGAATGTATGATGAATTTGTTGAATCTGGAGCAAAATTAACAGCAAATTTCAAACCATTATCATTAATTCGTGGTATGAATATTGCTACACAAATGATTCCTAACATTACTGCCGTATGGAATTTAAGATTAGCAGAACTTAATGAAGTTTTAGAAGGAAAAGATCCCCAATTGGTAGAGGGATATAGTCATCTTACTAAAACACAATTGAAAAATTGTACAAAATTTTGCGAAACAGTACTTGCTGATTGCCAATCTTATATTTCTCTTAAGAAAGTAGAACGTAAGCCACGGGCTAAAAAGGCAGTAAGTCCAGAACGTACAGCAATAAAATTTAAATTCCTAAAAGAATTTGCAGAGTTGGAAATTAAATCATTGCCTCCTGCAAGTTTAGTTGGAGCAAGTGAAGCATTTTTATACGATGTTGCAAAACGTAAATTAGTTCATGTTATTGCTGATTCACATGCAGGTACGTTTACTATCAAAGGTTCTAGCTTAGTAGCATTTGATGCAGTAACTACAGTTCAAAAAACTTTAAGGAAACCTAAAGAGCAAATCAAATCTATTATGAGTGTAGGTAAACCGGCAGCTCGTAAGGCATTTAAAGACATTAAGGCTACTGAAATTAAATATAATGGACGTAGCAATGAAAATTTAGTTATCTTAAAGGCGTGGTAAATCTGCTAAATATATGGACCGGGAGTCCATATGGCAGAACAATCACAATCCACTTTAGAAACACTAAAACAGGATCTATTCGAATACGTTAGATATCAATTAGCCGACGAAATTATTGATATTGAACTAGATCCTGCTCATTTTGAGTCCGCTTATCGTAATACTATTGGCACTTATCGTCAACGGGCTCAAAATGCCTACGAAGAAAGTTACATCTTTATGGAATTGGTTACTAATGTAAACATTTATGACCTACCCGATGAGGTTATTCAAGTTCGACAAATTTTTAGACGAACTTTTGGCGATTCAACTGGCCCTAATGCTTCAAATTTTGATCCTTTTAGTCAAGCTACATTAAATGTTTATTTAATGAACTTTAACGTAGCCGGCGGATTAGCTACATATGATTTTTATAGCCAGTACGTTGAATTAGCTGGACGTATGTTTGGTGCTTACATGAACTATACTTGGAATCCGGTTACCAAAAAACTACAACTTATACGTGATCCCAAAGGAGTTGGCGAAAATGTATTATTATGGACTTACAACTTAAAGCCTGAAGTAAATTTGTTGAGTGATTTTCAAATTCGTCAATGGTTACGTAATTTCATGTATGCTAATTGCAAAATGATTATCGGCGATGCCCGTGAAAAATTTGGTACAATAGCCGGCCCACAAGGCGGAACAAGTCTAAATGGTGCTGCCATGAAAGCCGATGCTAAAGAATTAATGGCACAATGTCTTGAAGATTTAAAGAATTATGTAGATGGCAGTTTTCCGCTTACCTGGATAATTGGCTAATTGGATGAGAAAAGATTGACTTGAGTTATCGGATAGTATATAAATAGTAGTATGAAAAACATACTACAAACCATTATCGATAACGATACATCCTATAATAAATCTGCTACCAGATACCTAGTTAGAACACATCCTGATCTCTGGCAACAGATATTAGTAAAGACAATCTTTCTACCAATTACTGCGAAACCCAAACAAAGAGTATGGCATATCTTAAACGATATATGGGAAATACCCAAATGTCCTGAAACTGGACAGGAAGTTAAATGGTGGGAAAATAGATACCTAACCTATATTGATTTCAAATCAAGCAGAAAAGATGTAGCAAAAAAAGTTAGTGAAACTACAAAAGGAAGTGGGCATTGGCGCAGCAAAGATCCTGATAAATCGAAAAAAGCTAACAAAAATTTTACTAATGGATTCACAACAGGTGCGCATAAACCCTGGGAAGAACGCGATAGAGATCCAAAGGCGTATGCTGTAAAAGCGAAAGAAACCTGGCTTGAACAATACGGAGTAGATAATCCCAGTAAACTTAAAGAAGTGAAAGAAAAAATCTACCAGAAAGCGGTATCCCGAGGTTGCACTCGTCGTGAAGAAAGATCAGATCGCCGGATTTATTATGATGCTGTATGGAAATTTACAGAGGAAAGCTGGCGAAATCATTTTGACGATATAAATCCTACGAGATTAAATCGTTCGCATAATTCCCTGGATCATATCTATTCAATACAACAGGGTTTTCGTGATTGCATACCACCATATATTATCGGACATTATACCAATCTACGTGTTATTAGTCTAAGCGAAAATGGTATTAAGGGTATGCGGTGTGATAAAACTCGAGAAGAATTATTTGAAGATTGTTTCGGTTAAACAATTGTTGACTATGATGTAATAGTATTGCTATAATAGCAATATGAGCTTACATTTAATGATAGACATTGAAGGACTGGCCACTACACCAGATGCCACTATTTTAACGATTGCTGCACAATCGTTTGATCCATTTGGAACTGGATACTACGAAAAACATTTCTATTCTCGTGTGACTTTAGAAAGTCAAGAAGATCGAGTTATTAATGATCAAACTGTAACATGGTGGTCTACTCAGAGTGCAGAAGCACAAGAGGAAGCATTTAACGAAGAAAATCGTATTCCTTTAGACGATGCCTTAGATGAGCTATATAAAATTGCATGGCAACATGATTTTATCTGGGCAAATGGCCCGACATATGATATGAATATATTAGAACATGCATATCGTTCAAGAAATAAAAAACAACCCTGGCAATATTACAAAATTCGAGACGCTCGTACGGTCTACAGTCTATGGCCTGATTGTCCGAAACCCCCTACATCACATCACGCATTAGAAGATTGTCGTCGTCAAATCGAAATGTTACAGAAAACTCTTAAGCACCTAAATGTAACGAAACTTAAATGATTAACCTTAAATCCACCAGTCCAAAATACAACCCATATGTTCCTGAAAAGAGTCTCAGACCCAAGTGTGACCATGCCGGTTGTTCTGAACCAAAGGTTATTTGCACTATATCTAAAAAAACTAACGCACCATTATACAACAGATTGTGTCGTAAGCATCATAATCAAAAATACTACAACGGTGAACCTCCTATAAATTCCACTGCTAAAAAATTGGGATTGCCTACTTGGAAATATGTTGAACGTGCTGCTTTAATACGTGGATTTAATTCATATAATGAATATGAAAAATGGTTAAAATCAAAACCTAAACAAGCATTGCCAACAATTAAAGACGTTATATTCACGGAAATTAGTGCAAGATCCAGGGTAACTACGGCAAAATGATTTCCATAGAAATATACAATGAGTTAACGGATCCAACCGAAGCTGGTGAATTACTTAAGCAATCTTTTGTTTATACTCCTGCTGGCGAAATGCCCTCATTGATATCTAAAAATGTAGAACATGCTATCGAAGTTGAAAAAATAAAATATCTAATCAACTTAATTGATGGAGTAAAATTCTATATTTTAGCAAAAGAACAGGACAAACTAATAGGGTTTGGCCTTATAAGCGAATCAAATTTACAATATTTTTATGACTTAACTTGGGTTTGTGTTGATCCTGCATATAGGAATCAAGGGTTAGGTAAACAGATTACAACTCGTGCAGTTGAATTTGCAAAAAGTCGTGACCGTAAAATTATTATTACTACAGAAATTCCCAAATTTTATACAGACTTGGGATTTATACAATTAGGATCTTACCGCCCAGGGTGGTATCTAATGACCTCATCTACATCAAAGGACAACTTATGATTATTGGAATTTGCGGCCTTATAGGCAGTGGAAAAGATACTATTGCAGACTACTTGCAAAATATACATCAATTTCGACGTGAATCATTTGCTCATGCATTAAAAGACGCGGTATCATCAGTCTTTCATTGGGATCGAGAATTACTAGAAGGACGTACACGCGAAAGCAGAGAGTGGCGTGAAAAAAGAGATGAATGGTGGAGCAACAGATTAGGTAAAGATATTACTCCACGATGGGTATTGCAATATTGGGGTACAGAAGTATGTCGTAAAGGATTCGATGATGACATTTGGATTGCTGCATTAGAAAATAAATTACGAACCACTACCGATGATATTGTAATATCCGATTGTCGTTTTCCTAATGAAATAGCAGCAATAAGACGTGCTGGCGGTGCAGTAATACGTGTTGTTCGAGGGCCAGAGCCAGAATGGTTTGAATTGGCTGAAATTGTAAACCAAGGCCCTGTGCATAATCAAAAATGGGCAACTGCTAAAACAGAATTAGTAAAATATAATATTCACGCTAGCGAAACTGCTTGGATTGGGACTAAGTTTGATGCAGTCGTCGATAATAATGCAGATGGATTAGACAATTTATATCGTCAGGTCAAGCGTCTGGTGAAAGATCTCCAGGACGCCACGGTAAATCAGCCTTAGTTACATCAATTACACAATTTTGACAGATAGTTTTTAGATTACGTACATGAGTGTTATTTAGATTACCATCTAAATGAAATACTAAAAGTTGTGCTGACCATCTTGCTCTAAATCCGCATCGCTCACATACCATTTTCTTTACATACCCAGCAGTGGCCCAACGTGGATTCGCTGGGGATTTGTTGCGGATACGCTTTATGCAATTTTCACAACGACTTCGATATTGTATTTTACCATTAGGTCTATAATAAGATATAGCTCTAGGATGTTGATTGCAGGTTAAACACACGGGTCTCATATATCTATTTATTATTAAACCTACTAGTAGGGGGCCGTTCCTGGTGTCTTTTTCAATAATCTACTAAATATTGTATATTATTATAAAGGATTTAAATCATGTCTAGCACATTAGTTTCCCCAGGTGTACAAGTCACTGTAGTTGATCAAAGCCAATATCTGCCAGCCGCTACTAATTCGGTTCCGCTTGTTGTTATTGCCACTGCATCAAACAAACTATCTTCAGATGGTACTGGCATTGCTCCTGGTACTTTAGCTATTAATGCCAATCAATTATTTTTGGCAACTAGTCAACGTGCGTTGTCTGCTAATTATGGTACTCCATTCTTTTATACAACTACAAATGGAACTCCTATTAATGGATACGAGCTTAACGAATATGGCTTATTAGCTGCCTATTCAGCATTAGGCGTTACTAACCAATGTTACGTGTTACGTGCTGATATTGATTTAGCTGCTCTTAGCGCCAGCTTAACACGCCCAACTGGTAATCCATTCAATGGTACTTATTGGCTAGACACTGTTAATACTACATGGGGACTATTTCAATGGAATGTTAGTACTAGTACATTTACTAATCAAATTCCTTCGGTAATTACTAATGCAGACTATTTGAATAATAGCTCATCTGTGCCATTGCAAACATATGGTAGCATTGGAAATTATGCAGTAACTGCCACATATTCTTCAAACCCAATTTACTTTAAACGCGGTGGTCCAACTACTACACAATCTAATGATACTAGAATTACTTCTTTATATAATACTTGGGTATTAGTAGGTAGTGATGATTGGCAATCAGCATGGGCAACTGTGCAAGGATCTACTACACCAACTAGTTTAATTGCTGGTAATACTTTTACAATTAATGGAAGTACTATCACTGTTCCAGTTGGGCCAAATAATACAGTTAGCGGTGTTGTTAATGCAATTACTACTGCTGCAATTACTGGCGTATATGCAGCTAACATTGGTGGTTCACTAAATTTATATTGTGATAAAACTGCTGCCAGTGGTGCAGGTACAATTACTATAGCAAATCTTTCAGGCACTGCTCTTACTACATTGGGAATAACAGAGGGGACATATTATGCCCCGTACTATCAAGCATCGCCAAGTTATCAAGTTCCAACATGGAGCACAGGTGGTACATCAGCTACTGGTGTTACAGGTTCTATATGGCAAAAAACTAATTCAGTTAACAATGGTACTACACTTGTTATGAAAGAATATAATTCAACTCTGGGTGTATTTGTAATTAAATCTTGCCCAGTATATTCTTCAGATGCCACTGCAATTTATAGTTTAGATCCATCGGGAGGCGGCCAAAATATTGCTTCTGGATCATTATATGCAGAATCGACTCCTTTTAATGACAATACTGCGGGATTTACAATTTATGAACGCTATGCAGCTGGATCAACGATTGTTACTGGATCCAACACAACGCAAACTTTTATTTCTGGTAACTCATTTACTATATCAGCAACACAACCAGGTACAGCATCTATTACAACTGCCACTGCTATATTAAGTGGAACTACTACAAGTGATTTTATAGCCGCAGTTAGTTCAGCTGCCATTCCTTATGTTAGTGCTTCTGTTGCTAGTACTGGTGCAATTGTGTTTACACACAGTGCCGGCGGAGATATTACATTAACCAATGTTAGTGGTACACCAGTAACAGCCGCAGGATTTACTACAAATACTTTCTTATGCCGTCAAAATTATATTGATGGTTCAGATTCGGGACTCATTTTAAGTAATTGGGTTGGTAGTCCGACATTTAGCTATACTGCATCAGCAACTGCTCCAGATCAAAACCCAACAACAGGAACATACTGGTATTATAGCGATCCTACACAAGTTGATATTATGATTCAACAAAATGGAGAATGGGTAGGCTATCAAACGGTTACTTCTGATTCACGTGGTTATAATTTAACAATGTGTAATGCGACTGGTCCTATTATCAGTACAACTGCTCCCCTAACTCAAACAGACACAGCAATGAGTCCTTTAGTATATGGAGATTTATGGATTAACACTAGTGATTTAGAAAATTATCCGTTGGTATATCGTTGGCAAAATGTTAATGGTGTTGATCAATGGGTACAAATTGATAATGCAGATCAAACACAATCTAGTGGTATTTTATTTGCTGATGCACGTTGGGCCCCGAACGGTACAACTGACCCAATCGCAGATGCATTACCAACTATTGAAAGTCTGTTAACTAGCAATTATTTAGATCCGGATGCACCACTAGCTGAACTTTATCCAACTGGTATGCTATTATGGAATACACGTCGTTCAGGATTTAATGTTAAGACATTTGAATTGAACGCTTGGAATAATCAAGCATGGCCAACATATGATTGGAGCGCAAGCACAACTTATACTATCGGACAATACGTTCAATTTGACAATATCGTATATGCCTGTATCAAAAATAGCACTAATAACGAACCTGATACAAGTCCTACATATTGGTCTATTCAAACACAAACTAATACATGGAATTCTGCGGTTGGTTCTCGTCCGGACGGAAGCCCATATATGGGTCGTCAAGCACAACGTAAGATTATTGTTGACGCTTTAAAGAATGCGATTGACACTAATACAACAATTCGTGAAGAACAAAATTCATATAATCTAATAGCTGTTACAGGTTATCCAGAGTTGGCTCCTAACATGGTAGCATTAAACAACGAAATTAATAATGTAGCATTTAGTATTATTGACACTCCATTGCGTTTATCTCCATCGAATGTTACAACATGGGCTACTAACAATAACGGATTAGGATTACCTACAGGTGATGGTAATTTAGCATCAGGAGATAGCTATGGCGCAACATTTTACCCAAGCTGTGAAACAACTGATTTAAGCGGAAACACATGTGTAACTTATCCAAGTCATATGATGATTCGTACAATTATACGTAGTGACGAAATTGCTTATCCTTGGTTAGCTCCAGCTGGAACACGTCGTGGCTTAGTTGATAATGCATTCCAATTAGGCTATTTAAATAGTATAACTGGTGCATTTGAGACATTAGGTGTTGGTCAATCAATACGTGATGTTTTATATGTTAATAATATTAACCCAATCACATTTATACCTGGTGTTGGTATTACTAACTTTGGTAATAAGACATTACAAGGAACTGCGAGTGCATTAAATCGTATTAACGTAGCAAGATTAGTATGTTTTATTCGTGCTAGACTTAATACAATTGGTAAGCAATACTTGTTTGAACCTAATGATCAAATTACTCGTACTGAAATTGGGAACACAATTACAAGTTTAATGATTGATCTAGTGGCCAAGCGTGGAATTTATGACTATTTGGTAGTGTGTGATAATACAAATAACACTCCTAGTACTATTGATCAAAATCAATTATGGGTTGACATCGCAATTGAACCAGTTAAGGCAGTGGAGTTTATCTATATTCCATTACGTATTGAAAATACTGGAGCAATTGCAGCGCAGGCTGCTGCTTAAAGAAAGTTGGGCATTTTTGCCCAACTTTATTAACTAAATAAAGTATATCGGAGATTAAGAAATGGCAACATCCTCACTAACTAACATGACCGTTCCTCTAGGAGCAGACGGCCAAAGCGCATCAACCCAAGGCTTATTAATGCCTAAATTGACGTATCGTTATCGCGTTTTCTTTAGTAACTTTGGCGTTAGCACTCCTACAACAGAATTAACTAAACAAGTTATGAAGTTTGATCGTCCACATGTGCAGTTCGAAGAAATAAAATTACCAATTTATAACAGTACAATTAAAATTGCAGGTAAACATACATGGCAAGATGTCACATGTGACCTACGTGACGATGCACAAGGTAATGTAAGTCGTTTAGTTGGCGAGCAACTACAAAAGCAATTGGATTTTATGGAACAAAGTTCAGCTGCATCTGGCATTGATTATAAATTTACAATTCAATTGCAAGTGCTTGATGGCGGCAACGGTACACATGAACCTAACGTATTAGAGCAATGGCAAATCCTTGGTTGCTATTTAAAAGATGTAAACTATAATTCTATGGATTATGAGCAATCGCAAGCAGTTAAGATTACAATGGCAATTACATTTGATAATGCTATTCAAGTTAATGGTGCTGGTACTCCAACCGGGGTTGGTCAATCTATTGCTTATACTGTAGGATCTGTTGCGACTGGTGCTGCTACTGTAAACACTAGTACAATTTAAACAACATGGGAAACGGCTTTTTTGGCCAGGGTGGTAGTCTATTACAAGCATTTGGGCAAGGGATAGTAAGTGTACCTGGCTTAAAAGACTACACCCATGCATCTAACACTTTCCTGCCTAACGGGTATCAGCTAACCCCACGTCTTAAATTTTTATATCATGTGTATTTTAATATCAACACAGGACAAATTCCACAATTACAAGCTGCATATGGCTCAGGTAGTGTAGAAACTATTGGATTAATGGTTAAAAGTATTGATTTACCTAAATTTAAAATTGATACCACATCAATGAATCAATACAATCGCAAACGTGTAATCCAAAGCAAAATACATTATGAGCCAAGTCGCATAACTTTTCATGACGACCAATCTGATTTGATACGTAATATGTGGTATAATTATTTTACATATTATTATAAAGATCCAAGTCAAAAATACAATAACGTTCCTAATACCAGCGGCGCAATGGGTCAACCTCAGGGAATTAGCAAAGGCATTGGCTATCAAGATAGTGTATATATTCCTGATTTAGCATCTGCTGATTGGGGATTTATTGGAGAAAGTTACACAGATGGAACTAATACCGGCACTAACAGTAATGGTAAACCGGCATTTTTCCGTGATATTACCATATATGGATTGAGTCAGAAAAAATATGCAGCATGGACATTAATAAATCCACTTATTACAAATTGGAATAGTGATACATATGATTATAGTGAAGGCGGTGGCACTATGAAAAATGATGTCACTATCGAATATGAAACTGTAAAATATTACAGTGGAGCAGTAGGTTCTACACATCCGTCAAATACTGTAGCTGGATTTGCCGACGTCAATCATTATGATACCACTCCTTCAGGTATCACACGTCCTGGCGGAACACAATCGGTATTTGGACAAGGTGGATTATTGGATGCTGTAAGTGGTAGTGTAGAAGATTTACAAGCATTAGCATCAGGTCAAGGTGGACTTCAAAATGTCATCGGTGCTGTGCAAAATGCAGGCACTGCCTATAACACATTTAAAAATGTAAATCTTGCACAAGTTATAAAACCAGAGTTACAACAAGCAGCTATTAGTTCAATACAACAAAGTTTACCTAATGCAACTAGATCAGCGGTTAATTCGGCTAACGGAATGCTATTCCCAAGAGCCAACATACCAGCATCTTCAACAGGCGGTGCACCTTAATTATGGCTACAATTAACAATACCAATCCTAATATTGATTTAACAGTACAAATTTTTGATAAATTTTATAATTATCAACAATCAGTCTCGGCTCAAGAATATGATGCTGTTCGTAGCTATTTACTGTCGGTATTTGGCACAGCAAAACAAGCTGATAATTTTACCTCTACGGTGTTTCGTATTTCAGAATTATCAGGTATTCCAGTTATGCAATTACTACAGTCTATTGAAGGCATGTCGGGGCCGCAAATTACATTAACATTTGCATTTTATCTAAACACATATCAAAGCCCAGCAACTATGTTGGGAATACAAGCTACAGTAGTACCTAATTATTACATAGCACATAACATTAAACAGTAATCATGCCTAGCTTTCGTCAAGGATTATACGAAGTAAATAATGCACACAAATATGTAGGCAAAGGAAAACCCAGATACCGATCAGGATGGGAAATGACTTTTATGCATTTTTGTGATAACAACGAGCATGTGATAAATTGGGCCAGTGAACCGGTTAGAATTCCCTATCGTCATCCACTTACCGGCAAAATGACCATGTATGTTCCTGATTTTATTGTGGTATATCGAGGTCCACAAAATACTACAAGAGCCGAATTAATAGAAATTAAGCCACGCAATCAAAGTGTGATTGAAGGAAAAATGAAGGATAGTCAACGTGCTGTAATAGCAGTTAACTATGCCAAATGGGCAGCGGCTCAACAGTGGGCCAAACAAAATGGATTAAGTTTTCGTGTAATTACTGAGTCGGATATTTTCCACCAAGGACGAAAGAAGTAATTGCTATCCTCCAAAATACTGTAAATAACAGTATGACAAAAAATTTAGAAACCCTATTTGGATTTGATAAACTTGATATCGAACAAGATCCACCTGTTGTTGAAAATATGACCCCGGAAGAAACTCGTGATGCTATTGTACATATTGATGAAACAATAGACAAGATAGACGAAGCTTTACCGGCCATTAGAGATTTGGCTGCATCAGATAGAGAATTAGATGAACTAGCTGACCTTGCTAAACAAAGTTATCAGGATTTATCAGATCTCGGAATGAATGTAGACAGTAGATATTCAGCTGAACTATTTGCAGTAGCTGGTACTATGCTAGGTCATGCACTAACTGCCAAAACTACCAAACTTAATAAAAAATTAAAAATGATTGATTTACAATTGCGTAAATTAAAGTTGGATCAAGATGCGGCTAAAAAATCTGGAGAGTTAGGTGATATTCCAACTGCACAAGGACAAGTATTAACACGTAACGATTTGCTTGAACGTCTGCTTAATGACAGAGCACAAAAAGACAATTAACATAAATATAATATAGGAATAAATCATGAAAAATTTTAAAGACTACTTGGCCGAAAGCGAAAGAACCTATAACTATCGCATTAAGATAGTGGGTGAACTGCCTCAGGGATTTTATAATGCTCTAAAAGGTAAACTAGAACAATTTGATCCATTAAAAATTGGTTCAGAAAAGTCTACTCCAATACAGGCAAAACCTGCTGACTTTCCTGCATTTGAAAATGAAAAAGTTACCAGTGTTGATGTTATGTTACGTTATCCTGCAATTGAACCGCAAATTAAACAAATTGCTCGTTTATTAGGGTTAGATGAAAATAAAATTATCATGCAAACTTCTGTATATGATGATACCAATGCAGAATATCAGAAAAAACTTGAAGCACAACCAGAATCATTGTTAGCTGATACCAATTACCCAGCTGATGACGCAGAACAAGCAGCATTGAAAGCTGATTATTCTGCTGATCCATATAATCATGCAGTATTGAAAAATGCGTATCGTTCAGATTTCACTATTGCTGGCGGTAGTCCAAAAGCAGCAGAAACAACAAATGATTTAAAGATGGGTAACACCAGCCCAATGACTCATGCAGAAAAAAGACCCAAGCGTCCAGCTACTGGCGCCCAACCTAGAGGATAATAGTAATGAACCCATTTTACAAACTTAACAAAACATTAGCCGGTATTGATGCTGACAAGCAAACAATATCAGAAAGTAAAACTGTTACCAAAAGCTCAGTGCAAACGACACTGGAAGATGCATTACGTACAGACTTACGTAATTTAATGGAAGATGGCACCGGCGGTGCAAATTTTTCTGGTTCAGGTTCATTGGAAGAAAAAACAGACAAATCATTAAGTAAAGCTGCCAAGACCATTAAAAAAGGAGCCTTACATAAGCAAGAAGGTATTCCACAAGATAAGAAAATTGGCGACAAAAAATTACAAAGTCTAAAGAAATCAGGTACCCCACTCGAAAAGAAACGTGCTAATTTTGCACTAAACATTCAGGGTAAGGGTAAGAAAAAAGTTAACGAATGGGGCGGCGATCCGAATGATCCAACAGAACAACATTATGAAATGATAGAATCTTGGTACGATGCAGTTGCTGACGAAATAGAGAAAAACTACAGTTTTAGCATTGAATTTCCTATGAGACCTAGCGAATTAGCACAAATAATAGATAAATTAACAAAAAACATTTCTAATACGTTAGGTTGTCCGCCTGATATTGTTAAAGAAATTATAGAAAGCATTAATTTTGAGGCAATAAACGCTGCTGATAGTGAGATGGACGAATGTGATATGCATGGGCAAAAGCCTATGGATACAAATCCTAGAAATAAAGACTGGGACGCAGCCGCATTACAGCAACACAAGTCTAAATTAGCTCGCGAAATGCCTAAGCTAGCTCGACAACAGCAACAGAAATCTCGCCATCCAGATGATTTGGAAGAATCAGAAGATGAAATCTTATCCTATTTGAAAGATAAAATAGCACCACAACATCACCAAGCTCGTTCGATGAGTCGCCCATATAATGGGTCAGCTGGTGCTGCTGATGCATACAATGGAATGGAATTTGAAGAAACCGCAAATGGACCACATGGCAAACCAGGTTGGTTAATTGATGCTGAAAAAGATGCTGAACGACGTGCTGGACACGATGTAGATGAAAGTGCATGGCCAGGCATTTGGGAACCACGAGAACCAGAAGCAGATACACATCCAAGACATAATGTACGTAAAACCTCAACTGGAACCGTTTATTCACGTAAACATGAAGAACCTGCAGACGATGAAGTAAGAGGTCCAGGTGGACAAGCAGGATCAACGAGAGGTAGCTACGGCGCTCGTACTAAAGGTAGTTTAATTAAATCACATATGAAATCTCGTGAGATGGAAGAAGGATCTGAACAAGATTATAGTGACGAGGGCGAAACATTTAAAAATAGTTTACATACTGTAATTCGCGTAGCAACACATTTGGATCATCATCTCAGTACAAATTCAGAATTACCTGAATGGGTATCTGAAAAAATGGGTGCCATTAAAGGTATGTTGGTAAGTGTTATGGATTACTTACTAAGTGATCAAGAAATGCAGCATGACCCAGATGCTATGTCACAGAGTGGAGCAGAAATGCCAATCGCTGAAAAATCAACTAGTGAAAAGCAAGCACGTACTATGGCAGCGGCTGCACACAATCCTAAGTTTGCTAAGAAAGTAGGAATCAAAGGATCTGTTGCTAAAGAATTTAATAAAGCTGACAAAGGTACAAAGCAATTAAGTAATGCTATGAAGCACAAGTCAAATGAGTCAGAAGTTGACGAAGAAAAAGCAGCCGCAGGACAGCGTCATTTCTTTGACAAATTAGCACCTGCTGCTAAAAAAGTAGCCAAAGTAGTAGGTAATGTTACTAAAGGTGCTAAAAAAGAAGTAGATGAGAAAAAAGAATCTACTTCCAAGAGTGATGGTAAAGCCGAAAAAGCCGGTAAAAAAGTTACTAAAGACATCGAGTATGATGAGAAAAAGAAAGATGGGATAAGTGGTAAAAAACGTGAGCCAGAAGACAACAAAGCTGAAAAAGCTGGCAAACGTGTAACTAAAGACATCGAGCATGATGAGAAAAAAGTCGAAAAGAAAGCTGAACCTAAGAAACCTAAAGAAGAAAAAGTTGAAGAAACTACAACTTCTGGGTCAGTAGCTCCATCCACTTCTAGTAAATCTTCCGGCGGCATGGGTATTGGACAAGGCATTTACGATAGCTGGGAACACAAATATACTACACTATTAAGTGAAGGTATCAGCATTACTAACGATTCTTCTAAAGGTGACGACGGAGAAGAAGTTGAAAATATAACTATTTCCGTAAGCGGTGATGACGTTTCACGTATGAAAGAAATGCTGCATAATATGGGCATTTCACATGGTGACGAAGCTGGTCATGAGAATGGTGAAGAACCTTGTGATTCATGTGGCGGTATTCCTTGTCAATGTGACGAAATGGTCGAAGCAAACCAACATGATGCAGATGATGATTCAGAACAATTAGTTCAAGATTATTTTGATGGAAAATTAGATTGGGATGAATTTTTGTCTGCCGCAATTGATATGACTAGAGTTAATGGCACGATAAACCCTGCAGGCGTTGATAATATACTTCGTCAGCTACATGATCCACAAAAATCAAATGAGCCAATAACTTACGATATGTTGATGAGACACGCACAACAGGATCGTGAACAGAATAACAATTACTACGACGATGACGATCACCAAGCATATAATAATGACACTGATTATCCAGCCAAAGATATTCCTAAAGCTCAGTTTGAAGGTGATATGGAAGAAGATGATACTGCCCACAAAAGAATGATGGAATTAGCTGGGTTAGAAGAAGCTGATGCAACATATACTGAAAACGAGCCAGATTATCCAACTAATCAAGAAGAATCAGACGATGCAATGCAATATAGTGGTGGACTAAATGGTAAAAAATCAACTGGACAAACTACTATTCCTGTATTAGCAAGTCAAGAAGAGCGTCAAATGTCCGAAAGCGACAGCTTTTTAAATTTGTATAAAGCATTTTCAAAGATTAAAATTTAAGGATTAATAAATGAGTCAAGCAAATGTTTATACATCTGTATCTAATGCAGTATGGTACACTGATAAATGTGAAATTGTAACAGGTAATGCCACTGTTACATATCAAGTTTATGCACCAGCATTAGGTACAGCCTCTGCGGTAGGTAATATTTACTCAGCTGCTCCACAAGTAGCAGCTAACGCACGACAACAAATTTATGTAGGCGCTGGCAATAAATTGACAATTACAGGCACAAATTTTACTGCACGCGAATTAGGCACTGCTTCTTCTGCGCAAGCAGGTGTTATTGGACAAGGTTAATCATGAGAGCTCGTGAATTTATACGCGAGTCTTCTAGCAAGTTTGGTGCAGATCAATTAGATGCAATGCCGGGCATGGAGGTTTTACCAGGATTAGATAACTCTAATCCCTATCACATGTGGCGTTTTATTGTTGCAGCCGGCGCCCTTGATGGCAAAGGTAATGGCTATAAAATGTCAAAAGATGGACCACTTGGACAAAAATTAAATACAATATCGTATACTCCGGAAGATGCCGCGATTATTAACGCAACTGCCAAGGCATTGGGACTTAAAGTTAATGAAGTTAGTGATAAAGAATCACATGAACCACCAGATACTGATGCCATAAGTCCTATAGTAGGGTTTAAAGGTTATAAACGTCGATGAGAGCAAAAGAATTTATAACCGAAACCTCAGTTGGTGACTTACCCAAAGAACATAAACATCCAATGCAACAATCTGCATTAGTTAGAGATGTAGGCGGATATGATAGAATTTATTATTTGAATCGATTAGGGATGGCAATGGCTTCTGCTGATGGTAAAAATCCTGGTGCTATTGACGGTGTTGATTCTTCAAGTTGGGTAGAAAAATATAATAGTGTGCATCCATATACTGCCGAAGAACAATTAATGATTGATGCAGCAATTGCTACTATACCATCAGAATCGCAAACAAGTGTTGCTGCACATGGATCAGCTGAGCCTCCTGGTACACATAAAACAAGTCCAGTAACTGGGTTTAAGGGTTATCCCAGAAATACATCAAAGAGAAAATAAAAATGAAAAAAATATTAATAGGATTATTATTTGCAGTATTATCAACATCTACATTTGCATGGACACAACGTCCAGTTAATCCAGTGGCCGCGTGCCAAGTACATGCACCTTATGGTTTTCCGGAAAGCATCAAGCCAGTGCAGGCTATTTGCCGCCAAGCGTATTTGGTAGGATATGATGCTGCTGCTAAATTACCTGAGTTCGTTATGTACGAGCTTACCCCGCCAAATGCATTGGGATGCGTAGCACGTACAAACGCATTTGCAGCTGATCAATCAGTTCCTGATGGTGCTGTTCCTGGCGATTATGCTGGCACAGGTTACGACAAAGGACATATGGCACCAGATGGTGATTTAAGTTGGGACCCGCAGGTTGAATATGAATCATTCCTGATGACCAATATGTCGCCGCAAGCTGGTTCATTAAATCGTGGTATTTGGAAATTATTAGAAACTTCAGTGCGTGGGTGGGCTGTACAACATAATCAATCATTTACAATTGTATCTGGTGGATTATATAGTGCAGGAGACAAGACTATTGGCAAAGGCGTAGTTGTTCCGCATGGATTTTACAAGATAGTTATTAACAATCAAACTAAAGAAATCGCAGGTTGGGGATTTCCGCACGTTGCCCCATATCCAAATCTAGGTAATGATTTAACTAAGTTTCGTATTCCCGTTGCTACTATTATGGCAGATGCTGGGGTTAAATATGCTTTACCTGCAGGTGCAATTGAACTAGCACCTGGAAAGGAATGGACAGTTGACTTTGGTGCATTA